ATCTGCCCAGAGGTACTGCAGGTACTTCTCCTGCTGGACGTTACCATAGGACAGATCGGAGTAGAAGCTCCTCAGATGCTTGAGGATCTCGTCGTCTGTAGCATCGATAGTTGCCCTCTCACCATGCTGCTTGATGAAGTGGTCGAAGAACTTGGAGTTCTTAGGCTTGGTCGCGAGGACCTGTCGGATTGCCCTCATTCTGTCTCCCCTCCTTACGAAGCCTTAGAGTTGAGTTCCATTGAGTAGAACCGATCAAGCCAAGGGTTGTCGATCCCTTCGGGGTTAAGCGCTGTGCTTTGAGCCATGTCATTGAGGTACTCTACCATCTCCGGTTGGTCGTAGAGGTACTTCTCGATGCAGAGACGGCAGAAGGTGTAGATGGACACCTCGTTGCCAAACGTGATGCCTCCACTAAGGATGTGGCTCTTGAGCACGTTGTAGTTGCCGTTGATGGCGTAGTCCCTCAAGTAGTAATACGCATCTTTGCGGCCTTGGATAGCGACGAATTCGCCATGCGTTGTATCCTCGTCTCCAGTCTCAACCAACAGGATCAAGTACGGCTTGTCGATTGCAAGGTCCATACCTGTAGCCGGATCGTACTGGTCGACGATCGATTGCACGCGTCTGAAGATAGGCATAGCCTGTTCCTCCTCCCTTAACAGCTGTTAGCGTTGTTGCGCGAAACGTGGTATAGCCTTCCATAGACCGTTTCACGCTTGTAGTCGAACTTGACGTTTTCGTCCGACATGGACTTGACCCTCTCTGCAAATTGGGGATCGAAAACCACCCCAACCAACCGCTTCTCCTTTGGCTCCTGCTTGAGCCCTTCAGCAGTAACTAGGTATACGGTCTCCATGAGGATCCTCCTCCTTTCCACTCCTATAGTACGTGCTTCACCCACCGATTACCGTTCCGTCGTACTTGGGAACAGGGATAAGGGAGCGACAGTGCTGGTAGGAGTGGTAAGGGGTTACTCCTCCCCAATACCTCTTCCTATCAGGGACTACGTAAAGCGCCCTTTGACGGAACCGAGTTAGGCCGGTATAGTTGAGGTTGTTCGAGTGGGAAGGGAAGTACTCCTGCAAGTAGATGCCAGAATCGAACTGTGACCCTTGGGATACGTGGGTGGTAATCGAGTATGCGAACTCGAACTTCTCAGAGTCGTCCATGTAGGCTGACTTCCTCATCTCCGTACGGATATCGTGGCTTGCTCTGAAGTAGTGGTAGTCAACGGAGAGGCCTTCGAAGACCCCAGTCATGAACTCCGGTTGGAAGTCGAGGAGGAAAGTCGACCCTTCAAACGACGAAATGGAAGGTGACGACATAGCCGTTCCATACAGCCCATTCACCAGGTTGATCCCGTCCACTTCTACGTCCCAGTTGTTCCTACGACAGATGAGCTTTTCGCCTCTAAGGGGGAGCGGGGTTTCGTATCGGAAGATCGACTCCCTTATCGCTTGGTTAAGCTCGTCTCTAGTGCGGTTCGTTCCACAAAGGAGTATCCCGTAGTTCCGTACGTAGTCAGGGAAGTTGCGTTTGAACTCGGAACGGGTGATAACCTGCACTTGACCGTAATCGCCAGGTTTGAGAGGCTTCCCTTCGAGTACCTGACGTGAAAGCTGAACTATAGCCGACCCTTCGGTTTGCCTCATGATCTTCGTAAGGTGGAAGACCTTAGAGGGGTCAGTAAGGTATCCAGGGTTGTCCATGACTGGAGGAAGCTGGTTGAGGTCTCCACAAGCGATGACCTTGATCCCACAACGGTCTATGTCCTGCTTCAACCTAAGGCCAGTCATACCGGCTTCATCGTTTACGATGAGCCGTTTGTCCAACGGTAATCCAGTCCATGCAAAGGCCTTCTTGGGCTTCTTGGTAACCGGATCCGTTTCGTAGACTGAGGAGTAGATGGACGAATGGATGGTCTTCGCATACCTGAACCCATTGCGGCGCATGATGATGGCTGCACAGCCAGTGAAGCTCATCGGGGCAACTTCCGTCTCTGATAACCCAAGCCTCTCGATGATCGCATGGAGCACTAAGCTCTTCCCGGTTCCAGCCATACCTGAGAACGAGTAGGTCTGGTCAGAATCCGGATTATGGAACCACGAAACGACCTCCTGAACGAGCGCCTCTTGTTCGTCTGTCAGTTCTACCCTCATGATCACCCTCTCCTTTGCTCTTCTCGATTCTCCGGACGGGAGAACCATTCGGCCTCAAACTCGTCGTAAGGAGCAAGGACGTCGTTAATGAGGACGTCTGTCATCGACTCCATACGCATGAACGCATCGAGGTACTTGGTAGCGTCCTTGTAGTGCAAACCGGTCTTGATCTTGGCCCCGTTGTTGTACAGAATGGTGATGTACCCATACGGGTTGACCTTAGAGGTGTCGTTGGGGCTATTGGGGTAGATCTGAGCTGCAGTAACCTCGGGATGGTTCTCAGCCAAGTAGCGTCTGAAGAGCTCTTCCATGATGATCGGGTTGTTGTACGGATCGAAGACGAGGTCCTTGGTGTGGATGATCCCCTGGTTGGTAAGCCTAAGGACCTTGCCGCGAACGACGATGTAGTCAGGTTCAATCGGGTCGTCTTCCGGATCGACTATGTAGCCTTCATCGTCGATTTCAAGGCCTGTAACACGGATGACGTCGTCCACGAAGCGGTTGGTGAGCTCTACGTTGTCGTTGAGCTTAGTCGTGATGTTGAGGAGGTCGACGTTCTTGTACTGCTTAATAGCGCCTTTAGTGGCCATGGGTATTCCCTCCTTTTCGGTTCTTGGCATCATCTTCTCCACCCTTGACAGCTTCATAAGCGTAAGGAATGGAGGGATGCCTAATGGGGATGATGAGAGACACCGGCGGACGTAGCACTGCCGATTTGCAGTCGATAACCGGTGTCGACGATGTTGCGATTCTGCTCGACGATAGGGTCAACAAGTACAACCCGGGCTTCCAGATCTTCAAGCTCCAGTCTCTGTGTGGACTCCAACCGAACTCCACTGTCGTTACTACCCAGTACTTGGACACGTCAAACCTGATGAACAAGTACCCAGAGCAGCTAGGGATCTACCCCATCCAGAAGATGGCGTGTGTACGGTTGTGGCTTCCTATCAACGTCTCTCGTACCTATCCGCATGCCAAGTTCATCCCTGTAGGAACGCGGTTCATCGTGTCCTTCTTAGGTGGAGACTTGAGCAAGCTTCCTGTGATCATCAGAGGGGAATGGGACGATGCGGAAGAGGTACAGCAGAAGAGGAACGCCTACTATACGGAAACTGGAGATGGAGGGGATTAAGGGTGAATGGTGTCTACCAATCGTCAGCATTGACTAGGAACGTTGAGCAGACGCACAGCTTGCAGGAGTTCATCGCTCTTGGCAAGTCTGTGGACGTCTACGACTACTTGAGGTTCAGTATGGTTGAGAATAGGGATGGGAGTAGAGTCGTCATCCACAACGTGCTTGATGACTACGTTGCTGAACTGAAGGACCAGGCTATACTCGTCCATTTGTCGTCTAAGCAGGTCGATGAGTATCGGTACAATCCGAAGAAGCTCAGCTGGAGGATGTACGGAACGACGACGTTGTACCACGTCATCTTGAAGCTGAACAACCTGGCTAGTACCCACGACTTCAACCTGAGGAGCGGGAAGCTGCTGCTTTTCCCTCCGACCGTGATGCAAAACGCCATAGCCTCGATCTACAGCAGCGAAAGGTACGCAATCCAGACGTACAACGAGACCCACAGTAAGGACCAAGCCTTACAACCCGTCAAGAACGATCGTCTTACGAACCTCGTCTAAAACCAGAAGTAGGAATGGGCACAGTCCCATTCCTACGTGACTTGGAACTGGTCTTGATAGGTGGAATCGTACTGCCTACGGAGCTCCTTAGGAACTACCCCAACAATGGGCGTCAGCTTCCTCTCGACGAGCTTGTCTGTAGCAATACCGATCTCTGCAGGAGGGTTGTCCTCTACCAGCCTTGGCATGAGCATCTCCTTAGTAGACGTAAGCTCTCCTAGTGACCGGATGGTGTTGTTGATGGTGACACGCTCAACGTCTCCAAACGCTTCTCTGATCTCCTCGACATCCCTAGCTAGGGATTCTCTGAAGGCTGGTTTAGGGTCGAAGAGGTCTTCGACTAGAGCGATGTAGCTACCTTCGTACATGGGTTGGAAGATGCTGACCTTGTTGGTGAAGATCTCGTAGCGATGCTTGGTGAGCTTGTAGGCCATGTAGCGCTCCCCACTAGCGCTCACCTCTGGAACGAGGATGATCGTACCGTCGATATTGCGGTCGATTTGGACAGAGTCGCCTATAGTTGCCCTACCGAGCTTCTTGATGATGTCCCTCTGGTTAGCGTTACGACCCTCATCGATGATCTTCGCTGCCTCGCGGTTGAGCTGACTAGCGGTAATGAACGGGATGTCCTTCAGGATGGCAAACGTCTTGAAGTCGTTTGCGATGGTACCAAGATCGGTGTAGAGGTCATGCGTATACTCCGATGGACGGATGCGCATGAGGTAGTCCATAATGAAGCAGATCGTCTCGAAGCCTTCGTCCTCAAGCTCCTCAACGAGTTGGTACATGTAGCGGGTGTCAACGGTGTTGACGGGCTTGTAGTCGATGACGATCTCGATGTCCCCTACGTCCCTATACTCGAACTTCCGACTCTTGAACTCCTCTAGACAGGCTTGAGCTGATGAGCAGTCTCGGATGTTCCCCCCTCTAGTGATGACGTGGAAGAGTGAGCAGATGTACTCAATGACCAAGTTCTCCATAGTCAAGAGGACTATACAGGGCTTCTTCGTCGGGTCCTTGCATCTGAACCCACGGTTGTACTTCCAGATTTGGTAGAGGAGGTTGACTAGAGTGACCGTCTTCCCCTCACCTGACATCCCGAACATGCAGTAGAGCTTGGTCTTCTGGAATCCACCACCTAGAAGGGCGTTGAACCCCTGCATCCCTGTAACGAGCTTGTAGGAAGGGTTCGAGAGGTAGTTGTGGATCTCCTCCATAGAGTCGTTCATAGAGGAGAGCCTAAAGCGTGTGGAAGGGGAATGGCTAGCAACGTCGTTCCTACGGAACTGCGTCATGGTGTCCGTCATTACCGACCTCACGTTGCTAAGGATCGATTGCCTCTCTCGATAGTCCGCATGCTCGTAGTCCTTACAGAGCTGCATTAGGGTGTTCAGCCTAGAGTCGAAGACCATGGTGTTGAGGAACTGTGCAACCGTCTCTTCAACGTACCTAACCTCTTCGTTGGAAAGCTCCCTAACGAACCTCTGGTCTTGGAGTAGAGCTGTAGTGTCCATATGACGAGAGACGTCTAAGAGGATCAGCTCTCCAGCCAACCCGCTCACTCTGTCCTCTAA